ACACTATCTCTCTCACAAACTGAGACTTACCTAGCCCTGAACCTGCCGTGATGGTGACTAACTCAGCCTCCCTGATGCCATAGGTTAGCTTGTTCAACTCAGCCCACGGATATTGCACTGCGGCCTTCTCTACTGGCTTGTTAACTTCTTCCCAGAGACTAGCACCGTTGATGATACCGTCTGGCACAAACTTCTCAGCAGCCCAGAATGCGGCAATGAATTCTCTGGTATCGTTAGCCTTCAGGTAGTCGCAAGCGTCTTTATGGCCGTTGGTATGCTTCACAATGGCTGATTTACCGCCAAACAACTCTGCAACCTCTCTCGCGGCCTTTGTACCTGCCTCGTCTGCGTCAAAGCATATAACTATCGCATCAAAGCTATCCAGATATTCGTAAGCGGCTTTGCAATCTTTCAGCGCACCTCCTGCACCATTCCTGACACTGACGCATGGGTACTTACTGCCTTGCATCTGATATGCGGCTGCGGCATCAAACTCACCCTCACAGATGGTGATGTACTTAGCACCGCCATTGAATAACTGTTGACCGAATAGACCAGTACCTGCCCAGTTACCAACATTGTAGAAGTTTTTGTCGGGCAGTCTGATCTTTGCCGCAATAGGTACATTAGCATCTGACGGATCATGGTAGGCAAAATAGGTGCGATCAGCCTGATCCAGGATTCCATAGGTTTTAGCGGTGGCGGTGGTTAAACCTCTATCGACAATGGCTTGATAGTTACCTGTCGTTAGCGTTCTCTCTACTGCACTGAAGTCTGGTTTAGCCTTCGGCTCAGTAGACACTGGCACAGAAATATTCCAAGTCTCCTCACTAACCTTACTACTGGGCGTGTATTTATGACAACTGTGACAGAATGTACTGCCGTTGTCATTGATCTGTAGCGCATCACTGCTTCCACAGTCTGGGCATGGTTGATGTATTTTACCCACTACAGTACCTCCTCCAGTTCATCAGCATCGACAGAATCAGCTACCCATGAGAAATCCATATTGCGGCTGTTAGTAAATAGTTTAACGCTACCGTCATCGTTAAGTAACTCGTTACCGTCTTCGTCAACTTTGTAAAACTGTATATCCCAAACTTCTGTTGAATATTGTTTGTTCATTATACTATCTCCTCATATACCCTGCCATAGCTAACCAGTACAAAGGGTAGATGCAACAATATCCCTTCAAAGGGCATAGCCTCAGTCTGCTCAGTCTCTCTATTGTACACCCACACTGCTCTACTGTCGGCAAACTCCAGAAATAAACCGCAACCGTTGATTAACTCCACACTCAGCATTCTACCGAATAACATCATCATTCTTCTCCTCTATACGTTCGTTGTCATTTTCAATATCTGCCAATATCTCAGCCTTAGACTCATCAATCTCCCACTGCTCCATTGGCGGGTACTCATCTGCATCTGGTAAATCAAAACCATATGGCTCATCACCATGCAACCAATCTTCGCAACTGCCATTCCAATTTCTGCCCATTATTGTTTCTCCTCAGTGAATTTACTGAATATCATATCATACTCCGCACTCTCAGCGATGAACTGCACAATCACTGTCGGGTGTAGCTTATAGTGATTAGAAGCCTCTTGCAAGCTAAAAACACCATTGCTAATATCTGCGGCTGCTTTAAAGACTGCTTGTATCTCTGGATCTAGCGTTCCCTCTAACATATATTTCTTAAACATTATAACTTTCTCCTTAGCCATTGTGATGATTTTTCCTGTATCTCATTCTCAAATACAGGCCATATTGAACGTGTTACTTTCTTACTGATAAAATGCTCATCTGTAACAGTGTCGCCAGTGCCTACTCTACTTCTTATGGTAGTCGGTGACTGTTTAACACGTTTAGCTAACTCGTGCATTGTATACAGTTTACCCTTCACTAGTCTAGGGTCTGTTGTTTCGTTGCGGTAATACCTAATTTTACGTCCCATCTTTAAAATCTCCTTAATTTATGATAGAATATATGACTATATAGTTTCTTTAACGCTTTTTAAAGCACTTTAATGTTAATAATTAATAATTACCTCTTAAACATCTATATCAACGCTATTATTGACTATATAGTCCAAGATCACTCTCTCTCTAATCGCTGTTAACACCTCAACACCGCACCTATAAGGTAAACTCTGCACTATATCAACAAATTCGTTGATAGCAGCAGTTCTGGTGTCGTTGTCTTCTATGTCGCTGAAAAATGCAAAGTTACTCTCTCGCATATTGTCTCTCTCTATTGGTTAAAAAATTCCGTAGCATTTGACAACACTCTCTCCAGTAGTTCAACTCTCCCAAGTCTATTTTGTGACCCAAACCAGGTTTTCGGTCACGTTTTAGTCTCTGTTGTCTCTCTGCTGTCTCTCTATTGTCTCTCTATTGTCTCTCTATTACGGGAAACAAGTTAAACAAAGTTTAAACACTGGCGACAATAGCAAACAACGCTATGCTGCACAGTAATACGCCATAGAACGCCATAGAATGCGTTTTAACAGCGTTTACCTGGTTATTGGTGCTAGGGTATAGGTTGCAACAAAACAGGCTTAAACAGGCTTATATTAGCTCGGTATATTACAGGCAAAAAAAACCCTAGCTGTAACACTAGGGTAAAGGATTGCAACACACTAGGGGGAAAATTAGTTTAATTCATTTCTATTGTCTTTTTTAATCTGTTTTAAACAGCCATCACAAATTTTATGTTCGCCTATATAATTAATGTTGGAATAATATAGCCCATCGTTTTTTGATTGGCCGCAATTATCGCACTCTGTTTTATATGGCTCTGTTTTCATTACTCTGCCCTCTCTATAGCGGGATAGTCTCGACGCAATCGCGCCCAATGCTCTGCGTTTGGTGATGGTTTATCAGTCTGGTCTAAAATTAGTTTGCGCTCTAAATACTCAAAACCTTTAAATGATACATTTTCGCGGTTACATATCCGCAATAGCTCACTTGTACGGTCTTTTTGTGTTAATCGTTTTAACATGTCTTTAGTGCCGTATAGACACTCAAACTCTACTTGTATTTTGCCTAATGTAATAGCTGATTCGCTCATTGTCTTTAATCCTCTCTAAAAGTCTTGAATAATTATACCGCCATCAAATTCTATGGCGATGGTGCGGTCATGTAAGTCATCAATATTGTTAATAGTGTTATAAGACTGTTTAATCTCTGCTAAGTCGCTGTACTCTGTAAACTCGCAACATAGAGCAATAACGTCTAGCTCATATGGCTCTGTGCAATCATTAGCCATTTCAGATAACCAATCAAACAATGCATTTAACCCATCATAGCTAAAATGCGCTGTACGGTCATAGTCTGTAAAGGCGCGTCTAAAATCATATATATCAATAGTTTTGTAAATCATTGCATTAACTCCCTAGTTAAATAGTGTTGATAGTGGATTGTTGATCATAAAATAAACGCCAGTAAACAGCAAATAATTCAAGGCTGCTATGGTAGACCATCCAATTGCAGAGACTAGTAAGTCAATTCTAGCCTCTCTTTTTTGTTTGCGTATCATTGCGCTATTCATTTTTTAACCTCTCTATTGTTTTTTTTCTCTTAATAATTCTACGATAAATTGGCTGATTGTAAATCTACCATCTGTACTAATATAACCACCTTTCAATGCTTTTAATGCTACTTTTAAATCTAACGAATTAGCTAGCTCAATCGCATCATCAATAATAGACTCTTGAAAGGTTTGCCCATCTACAATTTTTTGCAGTTTTAAAATATCTTTTCTATTCATATTGTTATCACCTATGTGTGTTGTAGTTAATTTATGCGGTAACACTGCTAGCAATGCTACCTGATAAACTAGCTGATTAATCTTCAATATAAAATATTACTTCAACCCTAGTGCCGCCACAATCTACACTGTACTCATTATATGTACTTTTAATATTTTCGGGCATTGTTTTTAACCACTCAGCAAATGCGCTATCTGCGTATAATGTCTCTGTATCCATTGTTATCACCTATATATATATGTATGTTGTTTGTGTATGTACATAGTACCAAATTGTCAAACAAGATCAATAGCATCTATAGAACATTATGTTATAAGCATATAACCAAATGCTATAGCTACTATTTATTAACGCGCGTGCGTGCGAATACTACATAGCTATTACATAGTCAACAACATAGTGTGACCGCATTGGCTTGGTTGGTCATGGTAGGCTATATAGTACCCACTAACACACTCTCACTTAACTATACAGAAACTCCAGTGACCAACATAGCCTGCAC